TCCTTCTGCCGCGCCTCGTTCGGGGTCATGAACGGCCCGCCGACGGCAGATTTCAGCGCCTCGTAGCGTTCCCGCGTCGTCGGCCGCAGCAGAGCCCCGAAATCGTGACGCAGCACCATGCCCGCCTCGCGTTCCTCGTCGGTCAGCAGCGCCAGCGCCATCTGCGTCTCGACCATGCCGGCCCAGTACATCAGGCAGTCGGTCAGGTAGTCGATCGCCGCCTGCTCGACATTCGCCTTCAGCCCGCCGTCGAGAATGCCGACCTTGGCGGGCGGCACCCGGTAGATCGCGCAGATCTGCTCGCGGTCCATCTTCCGGCTGGCGAGCAGCTCCTGGTCACCAGCCTTGAGGTCGAGCACCTCGACCGCGTCCTGCGCACCGAGGATCGGGAAGCCGTTCGCCTCGGGATCGACGATCGCGTTGCGGATCCGGCGCGCATTGCGCCGCCATGCCTCGTCGTCGTCATAGACGTCTTCCATCTTGATCACGGCCCGCATCGTCGAGCCGGTCAGGATCCGCCCCGCCGACTCCTGTCCGGCGAGCGCAAGCCCCATGCTCTCGGCCGCAACCTCGATCGGCGACCGACCTGTCCAGCCATCCTTCGACATGTGCCGCAGATGCACCATCAAACGCGACGACACCCGCCGCCGCATCCCGGCACCGTCCTCGAAGTCATAGAACCGCGCCCGGCCGTTGCGCAGGCGCCCGATCCCCTCTTCAAGCACCGTCTCGATCAGCTCGACCTCGCCACCGCCCCCGCGTGGCGCATAGGCGAAGGCGTTCCCGCGCAGCGCGAAGGCATAGGCCAGCGCATAGCGCAGGACCGAGGCCGGAACGCCGGGCGAGGCCTCGACATTGAGCAGATAGGCCAGCCGATGCCCGCGGATCCGCTCCTCGCGCCCGTCCGGGTGCTTGCGCCAGATCTTCAGCGGCACCTTGGCGATGTCCCCCGCGATGACGTTGCAGGCTGCCGACACCGTGGCGTGGCGTTCCGCGAGCACCGCCGAGACCCGCGGCAGCCCCTTCACCCGGCTCGGCGCCGACCAGCCCAGCTCGGAAAGCCAGGCCCGCGGCTCAGCCGTGCCGGAAGGCTCAACCGAGGCAACCGCCGTCACCGGCGGCTCGGCCCGCGAAGCAGGCAGCGGCACCGCGCCGCCGAAGATACGTCTGATCAGGCTCATACCGTTTCGATCTCCCTCGACTTGCGCTTGCGCTCGGCCGCCTCGGCCCGCCCGACGGCCATGATCGCGGCCACCGCCGGGTCGATCCGGTTCGTCGATTTCGCCTTGTTCGGCTTGACGTTCTCGGCCGCATCCTCGTCGCGATGGACGTTGCCCACGGCCCAGGCCAGCACCGGGTTGCCATTGTGGCGCAGGCGCACCTGCGCCGCCGCCTGCTCGAAGCGCTTCATCGGCGAGGACATCGAGGCATAGCCCTGCCCGTGCTCGATCAGCGTGAAGCGCCGGTTCTCAAGCTCGCGCGCCACGTACTTCATCCCCCAGCGGTCATAGGCCAGCTCCTGCAGGTCGAACTTCGCCCGGATCCATTCCAGCCGCTCGATGACCTGATCCTCGTCGATCACGCCGCCGCGGTGTACTTCGAGCCAGCCGGTCTGGTTCCAGGCGATGTATTCGCGCTTTTCCTTCTGCGCCCGCGCGATGAAGCCCTTCGGCCCCGACGGCAGGAAGCTGTAGCTCAGCAGATAGATCAGCCCGTCCTTCGGCACCGCGACGCAGATCGAGGTGAGGTCCGTCGTCCGCGACAGGTCGAGCCCGACCCAGGCCGGCAGGCCATAGAGCATCTCCGGGTTGAACGGTTCCGCCCCCCGGTCCCAGACGTCGCGCTCGATCCAGCTCTGCGCCCCCTCGGTCCAGAGGTTCAGGTGCAGGCGGCGGAAGTTCGGCATCTTGCCGGCAATCGCCCGCGCCTCGTTCAGCATCTCGCGGAAGCGGTCTTCCCCGATCGCCACACCGAGGTTCGGGTTCGCCATCTTCCAGATCCGCGGATCGTCGATGTCGCAATCCTGCGGCGGCTCCGCCACATAGGCGAAGAAGGCGTCATCCTCGATGTCGCCGCGCAGCACCATCGCCGAGTATTCCCGCAGCTCGCCGCAGATCGTCGCCATGTCCGCGCCCGCCGTGGTGATCGCCCAGTCGATCGGCTGCGACCGCGCGATCATCGAGTTGACGACAACCTCGGCGAGTTCGCGATCGGTCCAGCGGTGCACCTCGTCGCGTGCCACGAAATGCGGGTTGATCCCGTCCGCCGCATTGCCGTCGCGGCTCAGCGGCTTCACGAAGCCCGAGGTCGGGCCGGTCTGGATCAGGTGCTTGTTGCGCGTGTCCATGAACTCGGCCAGCACCGGCGCGGCCTTGATCATCCGCCGCAGCTCGTCGAACAGCAGACGCGCCTGGTCGCGCGTCGTCGCCGTGCAATAGCCCTGCGGTGCCGCCTCACCGTCGAAGAGCTGGGTGAACAGCATCGGCACCGCCGTGTCGGTGGTCTTGCCGTTCTTCTTCGCCACCTGGTGATAGGTCGAGCGGAACCGCCGCAGCCCGTCCTCCTTTTTCCAGCCGAACACCGAGCCGTGCCGGAACGCCTGCCACGGCTCAAGCGCCAGTGGCTGGCCCGCCTTCGGCCCGGTCGTGTGCTTGATCATCTTCGCGAAGTTGATGATCCGGCTCGCCGCCTTGCAGTCGAACCGGAGCCCGCGGTCACGCCCGGTTTCGAGGTCGAGCAGGTGGCGCCGGCAGGCGAGCGTCACCAGCTCGCCCGCGATCTCCCGCCCCTCGACCACATCGAGCGCATAGCGCGACACCGGGTGATCAATCGGTTCCATCGAGCTGCCGCATCAGGTCGTCGAACAGGTCGAGCTGCCCGCCGGACTTCAGCCGGGCGGCATCGACGGGCGTCAGGCCGAAGCGAGCGGCCAGCTGGTTCATGGTGGTGACCGCATCCTGACGGAGCCCCCAGACCGCCCGCTTCTTCTGCTGCATCCCGTTCCGGGTCTCCACCTCGTACCAGGCACCGAAGGCCGCGATCTCGCCGGTGAACTTCAGGAAGTCGGCCGCCGCCTCGCAATAGACCGCGAACATGTCGGCGAAGCTGTCATCCCAATGCCCCTTCTGCACCACATGCGGCACGACGCGCTCCCAGACCGCCCGGCCCTCCGCGCTCATCTCCGACATCGGGTCCGGCACCGGCGCCGTCATGTCTCCCTTCATCGGGATCACGTTATCGAGCCTCGGCTTGCTTCCGCGCATCCGGGAACCTCCCATCACCCAATCAAAGTGGGCTTTTTTTGCCAATTCCAGCGGCGCAACAGAACGGATCCCGCCCCCGGTGTCCCGGCGCGAACCCCGAAAAACCGACCACCCCCCGGGGGAGGGCGGAGGCCGGTCAGGTGTCGAACGATTGCCACCACCGATCCACGGCCGCGCGCATCGCGTCCCGCGCGTGCCGGCGTCCGGGATCCGCCTCGATCCGCGCCGCGCAGGTTTCCGCGGCGACATCGAGCACGACGACCGAGCTCCGCGCCCCGAGGGCGCCGCACCACGCCAGGCGCTCGGCGCGCGACGGCGCCATGACGATCACCCATGCCGTGCCACTGGCCTTTCCGCTCAGCGACCGCAGCGCCTCGTCGCGCAGCTGGAACGCCGCCTTCACCTTCGCCGCGTCCCGCTCCCATGCCCGCCCGCCGACCGCCTCAAGCGATCGGTCGAGATCGACGACAACATCGCCCGGCCGCGCCCGCTCCTGCACATACCGCGTCTTGCCGGCCGCCGGCGGGCCACAGACCAGAACGACCGGGATCGCCGAGGCCCGCAGCCCATTGGGGATGCTCCACCCCGGGCGATCGGCCGCGCCCCAGACCTCGCGCGCCGTCTTCCGGCTGTGGCAGCTCTTGCACAGCGCCTGCCAGTTCGACCTGTCCCACATCAGTGCCGGGTCGCCCCGATGCGGCACCACGTGGTCAACCTCGGTCGCCTCGACGACAAGCCCCACCTCGCCGCAATCGGCGCAAAGCGGATGCGCGTTCAGGAAGGCCAGCCGTGCCTGCTTCCAGCGCTTCGTGCGATAGAACTGCGCGCCAGCCCGCGCCACGGCCGAGTGCTTGGCCTGCTGCTTTCCCGCCGCGACGCGCGCCTTCACCTCGGCCAGATGCTCAGCACAATGCGCCTCACCCTCGGCCGCGACCTCGTCGCAGCCGGGAGCCCGGCAAAGTTTGCGGATCATGGGGAGCGCTCCAAAACCAAGCGCCCGGTCGGGTGGGTTCCCGCCGGGCGCTCGTGTGGATCATGCTCATAGACATGCCGCCGAGTGTTCTAAGCGTCAAGCCCCTTTCTTCACCCACTCG